ATGGTGGGCCGGATTTGCTTTGTGATTGCGGTATTTGCAAAGCCGTCGAAGCGTACCGAGGGGGGTGCGTGATGGACGAGTTGACCGTAGAGAAGCTCATCGAAATAAAAGAACACTTGATGAAGCACCAGTTTATTGGGGCGAAGGCGCATTGCTCCGTTTGTGGGACCCCTCTAGTACGGAAGGAGACCTATAACTTTTGTACGCACCAGTACATCATTGCTAGTTCCTGCGAATGTGGAAGTTGGGAGGAATCTAAGTGATGGATAGCCCTGGCAAACGTTACATAAATCTCGATCCCCCACGCAGTATTTACGATTACGTTAACCCCGATGTCTGGCATCGGATACCGGAGGCCGAGAAGCTTATTGCTTTTTTACTCTATGAGGTATGCAAACACGAAGATGAGGACACGCAACAATGGAAGTGAATTACGTTGTAAACCAAGGCTGCGAGCGATTAATACTCAGGCCGACAACCGAGGTAGAGCAAGATGTTTTATCTCTGTTTAAATTAGTAGACGTTTGCCACGATGTCGATTGTGGTAGACCTGTACTGATTCTAACCGCCCGCGCCACAGTGAACGATTTAACGCCGATAGCCAATACTGCAAAAGAGGTTTGCGCCCCCGAAACCGTACCCAGCCCCGCTAGAAAAATGTTTACTGTTAAACGAAAGCTCACATTACTGGAAAAGCAGCACATGAAATGGCTGGCTATGCGTACTTCGGGTAAATCTGACGTTAAAAGAGCTATCGCTGATCTGTACGGTATCCGTGTAGCTAACGTAAACGCTCTGTTAAGAGGGTCCGCATATAAGGCGATATCACCAGTGCGCCCGCCAGAAGAGACCATAACGTTGCTTCGTGAGGTAGTGTTAGATGGACGTAAGGAAAGGCCAAACTAATGAACCGATTTGAAATTCTCGAATCTGTTAATCGCGTTTTGAGTGAACGCCAAGGGACGCACGGTGACGCATATGCGCAATTTAGCTTATGCGCAAAACTGGTCAATGCTTACTTTGGAACTGACTTCACCCCAGCGGATATGGCGACTATCAATCGTTTTCAAAAAATGTCGCGAGATAAAATCGGCGGGTTCCATATCGACAATACCCTCGACAGTATTGGGTACACGGCCATCGAAGGGGAGATACGGTGTCTTGATGCTGCTCAAATCGTACAAAAAGAAATATCCGACGAAGAGCTACAACAGTTCTTAGACCTGCAAAACGAGACCCCTATTGTACCTGACCCGGTTAGGCGGTTAGTGGTGGACTTGAATAAACGCAATACTGAGGTACTGTTAAGTAAGCCTAAGTCTAGTAAGTAAGTAGAAAGGACCCTTTCCTATGGCAAACGCTAACGCAGACATTTCTCAATACACGATGGACGTAGCCGCCGTTGCAGCCCTTTTCGGGTACAATGAAGACTACGTTCGCCGGATGGCGCGAAACAAACGGATACCCTCGATTAGACGAGGGCGGGAATATCGTTTCAAGCGCAGTGACTTGGAACGCGCTATTTTAAACGGCGGCAGCCAACCCCAGGCTGCTATTGACCTCAGCGACTTGTAGGCAGCCCCACTGTGACGACCTTACAGACCGATAAAGCCCGGTGGATTAACGACCTTGTTTCCGCTGGGTTCGCTTTGACGCCCCTTCTCAGCAATGGCAAGGGCGCCTACCTCGATAATTGGCCGAACACGCCTTACGACCCTACAGTCTGCCCCGAAGACTTCCCAGGGAACTATGGCGTGGTTCTGACTGACGACCTGTTGGTTATCGACGTGGACCCTAAGAACTTTCAAAAAGGCGACGACCCTTATATGCGGTTGCGCCTTGACCTGGGCCTGGGCGCTAACGAGGAGTTCGATACTTACACTGTGTTGACGGGGGGTCTTACCCGCAACGGCAAGCAGAGTAAGCACGTTTACTTTCGTAAGCCTGCCAACGCTAAGGTGTGTGCTCACATCCCCGTTTACGGTAAAGGGGTTGAGGTCAAGTCCTACGGCGCCCAGCACGTCGGCCCAGGGTCGATACACCCTGAGACAGGTAAACCTTACACCGTACTCTGCGGCAACCCTAGTGAGCTTATGGACGCGCCTGCGGATTTGTTGGAATGGTTTAGGCGGGTTGAACTACCTGGGGCGTCTAGCAGCCATCCAGTAGAAGCTGTTGACCAGCAAACTTTGACACGGTTTACAGCGTACCTGTTGTCTGTAGAGCCCGCTGTCCAACGCCAGGGGGGTGACGAGCATACCGTGTTTGTTGCGCGGCAAGGCCACGATTTAGGACTGGCCGAAGAAGAGACGTACATGCTGATGCTGAACGTCTTTAACCCGCGATGCCAGCCCCCCTGGAAACCTGACGAGTTGCGCATCAAGGTGCGTAACGCCTATAAATACGCCAAGAAACCTTTAGGCAACACCCATCCCGCTGCTGATTTAGGGCCAGTACCCCGCGTGCCTGACTTGTGCCCTAAAGACGCTAAGACAATAGCCCGTGAGGAAGCCGAACGCGACGCCGGTATTATCTGGGACCTTGAGTGGAAGTGGCGTTACGAGGATGGTAAGGGTCGAGTCGGTAACTACGAGCTTATTTCTACCATGCGTAACTGCATGAACCAATTTAAGCTGCCCTCAAACCCGCCCGAGTTCGTCAACCCCCTGCATGAGTTAATTCGCTTAAATCGTTTCTCAGCCCAGATAGAGTTCACCCGTCAAGCCCCGTGGCACCCTGTGGGCCACATACTTGGTAACTGGACGAGCACTGACACCCAGGCGTTTCGCGGGTACTTGTCCAACACCTTAAACTACAACCCAAAAGCGTCTGACATTATAGACAGTGTGTACGCTTACGCCTATGACGTTGGCTACCACCCTATCAGACAGTGGCTCATGGGTCTTAAATGGGATGGTGTGCATAGGATAGACAGGCTTTTGCCATATTACGCTGGCAGCGCTGACACCCTGTACACTCGTGCTGTTGGGGCCTGCACCATTATTGGGGCCGTGGCCAGGATTATGGACCCAGGGTGCAAGTTCGACAACATGCTCATCCTAGAAGGGCCGCAGGGCGCTGGTAAATCCACTTTTTGCAAAATTCTAGGCGGGGCGTACCACAGTGAAGTCAATCTGACGATGGTCAAAAGTAAAATGGCTGACTTGGCGGACATCCTCAGCAGTACGTGGATAGCCGAAGCCGCAGAGATGACCCATAAAACGGATGAAATCCACGAACTGATTAAACAGTTCCTAAGTTGCACACACGATAAGGTCCGCCGTGCGTACCGGCGCGACGCTGAAGTGCTACCCCGGCAAAGTATCATAATAGGCACGACTAACTTCACGGCTGATTATCTAGGCGATCAGACAGGCAACCGCCGGTACTGGCCTGTAACGGTCGGCGTGATGCGTTTAAGCGAACTGGCCCGAGACCGCGATCAACTTTTTGCTGAAGCTCTATACGCTTGGGAGGCCGGTGCGCCAACCTACTTAGTAAACCCAATGGTGCGCGAAGAAGCACTGATCGCCCAACAAGCCCGGACGGACTACGAACCTTGGGCTGATTTAGCGGCTGAGCGCATCGCTCAGTTAATCGAACTCGCTGAAGATAAGACAGTAGGGTTTATACCTACCTCGTTCCTGTTGACCAGCGTTTTAGGTTTGACTGTTAAAGAGCAGAACACCCACAGTCAACGGCGTTTACACCATGCCATGACCCAATTGGGCTGGGTCAGAACACGAGGGCGCGACGCTAAAACAAAGATGAGAGTTCGAGGCTACGCGCCGATTAATTTAGAAGATTTGTAAAAGCCAGTTGACTTTTACTTATCTACTAGTATATAATGGGATGCAACATGACGTTGAAATTAATGCCCTTTCAGGAAGAGGGGGTCCGGTTTTTACTAAACAGCCCTTATCGGCTGTTAGCGGATGACATGGGTTTAGGTAAAACAATCCAAGCGATTGTGGCCGCCAACCGTGCCTACGCCAAGTCTATGCTCATAATCTGTCCTGCCAGCGTTAAGGTCCACTGGGCTCGTAAAATACTCCAATGGTCTGGCAGACGTTGGACACCAAACCAAATATTCATCATTCGTGACGGTAAATCGGATATCCCCCCTGATGCCAATATCATCATCGTCAATTACGACCTCACCCTTCGTGGCCGCGTTAAACGGCAATTGGTTGCTCGCGGCGAACAACGGGGCTACGACGTGGTTTGTGTTGACGAGGCCCATTACCTCAAGAACAGAAAGGCTAAACGAACACGTACCATCCTCGGCCCAGGTTCGTTCCTTTCTTTTGCAAAACGCGTTTGGCTCTTCACTGGGACCCCAGTGCTTAACCGCCCTGCCGAGTTCTACCCCATTCTGCGAGCCCTTGCGCCCGAGCTTATCAGCCCTTATCTAACCTGGCAAGCCTATGGGGAACGGTTCTGTGCTGGGTATAAGCTAGGCCCTAACGCCAACATAATCCAAAAACGTAAGGCGGAAGACGGATGGGTTATGGATGGGTACAGCCACTTAGACGACTTAGCCGCCCGTATTGAACCGTTTATGCTCCGTCGAACGAAGGAAGATGTACTTGACGAACTACCTGACAAAGTTGAAACGGTTGTCCCGCTTGATATCGACCCTCCTGTCGGCCTTGAGTATCTGCCTATTGCTACAGCTCGCCGAGAGTTGGCCCTTGCAAAGGTGGACAAAGCGGTCGAATACGTGGCCGAACTGGTTGCTGGCGCCGATAAAGTGGTTGTTTTTTCACATCATAGAGACGCCATACACGCACTGGATGCGGGTCTACGTCATCTGGGACCCGTTATTGTCTACGGCGGCATGTCTGCTGACGACAAGCAAAAGAGCATCGATCGTTTTATTTCAGATCCCTCTTGTAATATTTTCCTCGGACAAACGCTTGCGGGCGGTGTTGGCATTGATGGCCTCCAGGGGGTGTGCAGTAATGTCGTGTTCTTAGAACTGGATTGGTCCCCAGGCAACATGGACCAGGCTGTTGACCGAGTTCGGCGTATCGGTCAAAAAGACACCGTGTTTGTTCATTACTTATCCGTTCCGGGTAGTATGGACGATTACATGGCCGAAGTCTTACTTGAAAAACGCCAAGTGATTGAACGTCTAATACTAGCTAGCGAGGTAAACCCATTCATGTCCCTAGATAACTTACTCGAACGCATCGCAACCGCACTGGAGACTATTGCCAGCACCCAAGGCGGAAGCCCAGTGGTTGATGCTGCGCCTAAAGCAGCGGAATCCAAGACCGTAAAAGCTGCAAAGGCAGCCAAAGCAGCTAAAGCTGCTGAGCCGGTAGAGGCTAAAGTCGAAGAGGACGCGCCCCCTATCCAAGCCGCCCAGTCACCCACCGTTACTTACGAACAGGTGAGCGATGCCGCGACACGGTTTATTATGGACGCCCATCCGACTGATCAGACCATTGGTCGTAAGCTGATTAAAGAGTACGTATGGCCCATGTTCGGTACGAGTTCGATGAAAGAACTAAAGCCTGAGCAGTACGCCGACGCATTGGCTGCGTTGCGAAAAGGTCCTGACGCTTACGCTCCTGATGATAGCGACGACGACCTCTAAAACGCTTTGCGACCGGTAGGCGGTGTTTCCCTGCCGGTCGCCCCTTCGGGGACACGTTACTTTTAGTTAGAGAGCGACCTCAATGAGTACCGATAAAACCCACTCCCCCATTGGCGCGTCAAGCGCGTACCGCTGGCTACCTTGCCCCGGTAGCGTCAAGTTATCAGAGGGGGCGCCTAAAAAAACCAGTGCTTACGCTGCGGAAGGTACTGTGGCCCACTCCCTCTGCGAAGCTGCGTTTGCTGTGTACGCGGCCACCGGTCTATGGCATAAAGCCAGTGAGTATTTAGAAAACCGTTTAGACGACGAGATTGAACAAGATGGTCATTCGATTACAGTGACCGAAGAGATGATAGAAGCTGTCGAAGTATGGCTTGAGACCCTATACGAGTACGAAAGCACCACTGGTGTATCGCCAAAAGCGATGCACGTGGAGCATCGTTTCGCGCTACCCCATATCGACCCCGAAGCCTACGGCACCTGCGATTTATTTTTTGCCAGCTATGATACTCTTTTTATTCTGGATTACAAACACGGCAAAGGGCAGGCAGTAGAAGTTGACGACAACGTTCAATGCCAATACTACGGACTCGGGGCTTACTATTCCATTGAAGCCGTACACCGAGATGATTTGGCACATTGTGAAATGGTTATCGTCCAGCCGCGAGCCAGCCATATTGCAGGTCCAGTGCGAAAGTCTCGAATTAGCATTGACGATTTATTGGCTTTTGAAACGTCACTTGCCGAGGGTATTCAGAGGGTCCGATCAGGTGACCCCTCTTTACAGTCTGGCTATTGGTGCGGGTTTTGTGCAGCTAAGGCGCAATGCCCCGAACTCAGGCGAGAAGTGGCTTCTAGCGCCCAACTGGATTTCACCCGCATAGAAGACGAGCCAGTGGCGCTGCCGTCTGTCACAGAATTGACCGATGACCAACTAGCCCAGCTCTTACAAAACGCCGAGAAAATACGGGGGTGGGTCAAAGGTGTAGAATCGTTCGCTCTTACCCGCGCTGAGGCTGGTCATATACCCACTGGGTATAAATTGGTGGCGGGCAAAGCAAACCGCGCCTGGATTGACCCTGATAAGGTCATCGCTGATTTTAAAGACAAACTGGGCGACCAGATCTTTAAACCCAAGAAAATCCAAACACCCAAACAGATCGAACTGTTGTTACCTAAAGAAGAAAGGAGCGCCTTAGCCGCGTACTGGACCGTCCCCGTTAAAGGCCCAACCCTGGCGCCTTTGGCTGATAAACGCGAGGCTCTAGCGCCGTCTCGTACAGCCCAAAACGATTTCACCCCTGTTTAGATAACCCCTATTCGGAGATACCCACCATGTCACGTAAACCCGTGTATTCCGCGAACCGCGTAACCACCCCAATCGCCACATGTAGCTTTCCTGCACTGTTCACCCCAAGCAAGCAAGCCAACGATGACGGTTCGGTAACCGACGTGTATAAAGTCGATTTACTGTTCGATAAAGACACTGACTTGAGCGCGTTAAAAGCCATTGTCGATGAGGTTAAAAAAGCCCAGTGGGGAGATCGCCAACCGTCGTTTATCAAGTCCCCTTTTAAAAAGGGCGTACAAAAGACTGAGGATGCGCCTCGGGGTTACGACCTCCAAAAATACCCAGAGTACGCGGGTAAGATCATCATTACCGCTACTTGCAAAGGTATGCCCCCTGGGGTTGTTGACCATAACGTGCAGCCTATCATCGACCCCAATGAGGTGTATGGCGGTATGAAGGGTCGTGCAACGGTTACGGCTTGCGCCTACGACCACCCTAAGGGCGGTTGCGGTGTCTCGTTCAACCTGGTCAACTTTCAGAAGACCGGAGACGGCGAGCGCTTTGGTCGCGCCAAAGTGAAAGCCAGCGATGACTTTGAGCCGTTCGCGCAGCCAACGGTAGAAGGCAGCCATGCTGATATGTTCGATGATGACGATATCTAAGTAGCACCCT